AAGCAGCCGCTCAATAGAAGTCCATTCCCAAAAGTAAGACATATCCCATGCGACAAACCACCTAATCGAATGGCATAGGCAGGCCACACAGAACACATCTCGCACGATCCTGAGAACTTCAGTCACAGTCACACCTCCCCGGTGTCATGGCTGGCGCGTTCGATGTAGCGCAGTCAGATGCGTGCTCATTCTTGCCAGACAGTTTGATATATGCAGCGGCCAGCAGTTCACGCAGCCGCTCAAGTTCATCTGCGGCTTGGTTAAATGCGTCAATGGTCGGCCAGCTTTCATGGTGTCCACTGTCGTATTCGTCGGCCATCTCTCGCAGCCGATAGGCTAGGTCATCAGTCATTCCACCCCCCTCAACGCTTGAAGCTCAGTGTAGATCCACTGTAGCGTTACCTCATCGTCCAAATCCATGACGGCGCAGATCCAACCTAGCCGGTCTTTGAGCCGCTCAATCTCTGCCGCTTGGGCTTCGATGCGGTCGGCTTGCTCCTTGCAGGTGGCGCAAAAATTAGTGCGGATGTTGTCAGTCATTTCCCAAACCCCTCTTCCCAAAGTTCGATTGCGCGGATGGAAACTTCATCATAGGCTGACGAATAATATCCGTATTGCCGCCTCGCCTCCCGCGCACACAGCAGCTTGCGATCCACGGGCGGCTGCTCGTATTTCTGGATCATGTCGCAGAGGGCGCGGAAAATTCGGCCTTTTGTATCTGAGTTGGAATAGGTGTTTGCTCCAAGCAAAACACCGCAGCCCCAGCCAACCCGCTTCGCAGCTTCGATCAGCACCCAGTCTGGTGGTGTGTCAGTCATTCGTTTGGCTCCTTGCGCCTATGCGCCCCAGCATGGCTAGGACAGTTGTCGGGTCGCGCTCCATGATGCGCCCGATCTGCGTTGTGTTGTAGCCCTGCTTCTGTAGGGCGTCGGCAGCCGCTCTCCGGGCCGCTTGGATGTATTTGTTGCGCTCGGCCCCGCGCATACGCTCAACAGTGACATAGTGCCTCTGTGCGACGCGTAGCATGGTTGCCTCTGCCTGGGGGTCTGGTGTCATTTCAGGTTGTCCATGAACATGCGCAGGGCGTGAGGGATGCCTTCATCCTCTACGGCCTTGCAGAACCGCTTTAGATAGCTGTCAGGTATCTTGTTGCCGCCATACCAAGGCTTGCGTTTAGTCGTCTGTTTCATTGTGCGCTCCTGCTTCTATGGCGCTGGCAATTACGTCTTCCGCACTTCCGTCCATACTGACGACGATATTACCGCTTCGCAGCCAGCGCACGATTGCCGCGCGCTCTTTGCCAGCGCCGATGGTCTCAGAGACGTTCGCCCTGATCTCATTCAGGACAGGCATCTCAGCGCCACAGTCGCACCATGCGCGGATGTCACCGCTGCGCACGATGGCGCAGTTGGGATTATGCTCGACGGGTGTCATAGCAGCCCCCTAGCTTCACAGGCATTGCGCAGATGATGGGGCTGGAAGCCCCACACGCCCGCTGCGAGGTCGTATTCATTGCACAGGGCCTTGATGCGGTCCTCTTGGGCCTTGAGTGCCTGACGAGCCTTGTCGTGGTCCCTGAGGGCCTTCGCTGCCTGTTTCAGGATGTCTAATTCATTGCCGCGCCGTTCGCGGCTGGCGTGAAACGATACAGTCATGATTAGTCCTCTTTGATATAGCGGCCAGTGCGGCGGTCGCGGCGGATGCTGTTCTGGCGGTATTGCGTGAAGTATGCGTCTAATAGATCGTGTTCGCGCCTCCATCGCGCGGCTGTGCGTTGGGCGTCACCCAAGGCGATTAGCAGCGCCACAACAGCGGCGGTCAGCATGATGATTGCAGCAAGTTCTAATTCCATGGTTCAATCCTCTATCAATAGGGCCAATAGGGCCAATGCGAGGGCGGCGAGTGCCGCCATCATTAGTCCGCCCAATCTAGTTGGGTGTCGATCTCAGCTTGAAGGCCGGCGATCTGCGCCAACAAGCGGGCGTTGCGCTCTTCTAATTCTTTGTTGTCCTCTAGCAGGTCAGCAATGGTCGCTTCGTCTGTGTCGTATTCTTCAAGGCGTTCGCCAAGGGCGATTGCCAATTCATCGCCGCTGTAGCGGGCTTGCTCGATCAAGAGGCGCACCGGGAGGGCGCGATAGTGTGTGCGGTCGTGTGTCATTGTCATTGTCATTTGCTCCTTTTGCTTTGATGGTTGCGGCTTAGTTTGGTTGGTATGGGACAATGCGCCACGCGTACCATTTGTTTTGTTTCTGTAGCGCGGCGGCGCTTTTCTCCATATTATTGCGCCCGGCCGCCCACATGGTAAGCGAACTATCGCGCCATACGCGCGCGTTAGGGTCTGGCAGGTATTGCAACCGGATGTGCGTTGCGTCGGTCATGCTGCAATGCTCCAATAATTGCCGGCGGCCCATTCCGCCTCTGTGTCGGTCATGATGAGGTGCGCCACGGCCGCGCGGTCGGCAGGCGTGAACATTTTATGCCATTTGTCGCCGGGTCCGCCGTGGTCGCGGACATAACAGCGCGCGGCAGTTTCCACAGCATAGATCATACCTTTGCGCGCTAGGGCGGCGTCATAGACGCCCTTGGCACGCTTACGTTCATATAGCTTGAACGTATATTCGGCTTCGCGCCATGCGTCGGCGCAGTTGGACATATAAAAGTAAAGTTCGCGCGCGGCTTCGGACGGCTCGGCGGGGTGAAAGAATAAATTAGTCATGATCGTTTGCTCCTGTGGCCTATCTCATCAGCGATAGTGGGCCATGCTATCGGACAGGCGGTCGCATAGACCGCCTGTTTCGAATATCAGCGTTCGATCATGGCGAGACGCTCACGCCATGCGTCGGCAGCGCCTTGCGCCTCTGCGTAGGATGATCGAATAGGCATAAGCACCCCAAAGCAATCTGCGGTATGCCCAAATGTGATGGGCGTCGGCTGGTCGCCATTGTGATGGATTTGGCATGGCAACACAGACGCTTTTTTCTTTCCAGCCAACAGATCGCCAATCTTGCCAAAGTCTGCGACGTAGGCAGGATTAAATTGCGCTGGCACTTGCGTCGGCTCTTTTTCCGGCATGGCGCGACGCCAATCGGGGAAAGTGCCGTCAATCGGTCGGCATGAGACAACACCGACGCGCGTCTGCGTGATCTCGATCACATCGCCTTTATATCCATTCAAAGCCTGTTTGATTGCGTCGCGCGGAATAATCCAGCCGTCGAATGGCGCTTGATCGCCTAGGTCGATCTGCGCGCAGAACAGGCGATGGCCGTCTGTGGACACGATAAAGCCTTTAGGGTCCACATAGACGCCGTTGAGATAGTAGCGCGCCTGTTCCGTAGACGCGCAGATCAGTGCCGCTTTGAGATAGGCAGTTGGGATTGTGAGAATTGCGTAATTGTCGGTCATTGTCATTTACTCCTTATTTTGAGTTGCGGATTGCGTCGGCGACTGCGTAAATCGCCAGTATGATGCCGAAAGTCAGCAGGGCGTGGAATAGATAATAAGTCATGCGTTGCTCCTTAGTAACTACCCTCAAACTACAGACTTTGAGGTTAGCGTCAAGCGTTATTTGAGGGTAAAATAAAAATAGTCATCCATTTTGCCCAAATAGCCTAACTTTGACTATTTTCGCAGCAAGATTTGTTGCGGCATTTGATGGTGTGTTAGGCGAGCAATACGGTTGGGTAGTTTTTTGGGCGGTTTAGGCGCGCGGTTAGGCTATAAAACATTTGAGGATAGCCTAAATTTAGGGGCCGTTTTGCGCGGGCTTGAGGACCGGTTAGGCTATTTAGGCTATTGGATATGTCTTAAATTTAAAAAAAAGTGTTAGTTAAGAATGAGAATCAATAGCGCATAAATTCTGGCGACTGTAAGTTGATGACCTAAATAGCCTAAATAGCCTAAACCGGGTCGCCCTGTGATGACACGCAAAAGAATTCCCGGTCGCCCTGTGATGACTTTGAGGGGAATACTTTGAGGTTAGCCTAAATGACCCAGACTTTACGTTAACGTAAACCAAGCTGGCACAAAACAAAACGCGCGCAATCGTCGCGCCCATAAAATGGTTTCGCATAGCCTAAACCGCCCAACGCAAATGACCGCGCCCAAATCCTGCGCAGAAATGTTAATGCTTTTTGCTGGCAGCTTGCGAGGCCGGGGGGTGGGGGCCGAGCGCGGGGTGACTGTCACGGGCTGGGTACGCAAACAATTTTTGCAGAAAAATATTTTTGAAATTTTTTATTTTTTATTTTTTATTTTTTATTTTTTAAAAAACCGCTGTCCCATCCCGACAACGCAAATGGCTTTTCAGTATATAGTCAAGGTCGGGGGAGGCGCGGCGGCATATTCGGGGTGTGTCGTCGCGCCACTTGCATCCAAGACCAAATGCAACTATTATGCTGCGCATGACATTCTATTCCCTGCCGTTCACACCGGAGCGCCCACAGGCGACTGAGGCGCGGTTAGAAAAAATATACGAAGCTGCAAAGTTCGGCCTGAAGGGCGACAGCCTTGCGCTGGCCTCTGGCTTGACCCCAGCGCAGTACCGCCGTCTGGCAGAGTTCGACCCGCTGGTGGAGATGGCCGAGCAAAAGGGCCGCGCTGAGGGCGAGTACGTCGCGGCTAAGACCCTGCACGCGGCAGCCGCTGACGGCGACAGCAAAGCTGCCCTTGAGATACTTAAGCATCAGCACGGCTGGAAAGCAGCGCAGTCTGTAGAGATCACAGTTGAAGGCCAAATTTCCGTAATTGCAGCTTTGGAAAAAGCGCAAAAACGTGTTATAGAAGGTATCTATTCGGAAGTGGAGGACGCGCCAACGTCCTCCGCCTTCCTAACCGACCAACAAAAAGGACTTGTTGATGGCTACGACTTTACTAACGCAAAAACACCTGAAAAGTCTACTGACGTATGACGCCGAGACAGGTGAGTTTCGCTGGCGCATAAAACGGTCTAACCGCGCGCTAAAAGGCAGCATAGCGGGCTGCGCAGACAAATATGGCTACATAGTCATCCGCATCGACAATACGCTGTATAAAGCCCATCGTTTGGCGTGGCTTTACGAATATGGCGCCTTTCCATCTAAAAACATTGATCATATCAATCAAAACCCCGGCGACAACCGCATCGCTAACCTGCGTGAAGTAAACCAGCACGAGAATAACCAAAACCGACGCGTGCAGCGTAGTTCGCGGTCTGGCGTCACAGGCGTTTCGTGGAACACCGCGCATGGACGCTGGCAGTCTCGCATATGGGTGCGCGGTCAATGTATTGGCTTAGGGATGCACGAAACAAAAGAAGCTGCTATTGTAGCCCGCGCTAACGCCGAACGACGACTATACCCGTACAGGAACACGTATGCAGACGCCTAGATACAGTGCACAGGATGAAACCGAACTTATGGCGCGTCTTTGGACGCCCCACATAAGCAATGACCCGCTTGCGTTTGTATTGCTGACATTTCCGTGGGGTGAAGAAGGGACGCCACTCGCGCGTCACTCTGGCCCCCGCAAATGGCAGCGCGATATTTTGGCAGACCTGCGCGATCACATTAAAGCGAACAACGGCAAGGTTGATTTTGATACGTTTCGGATGGCGGTGGCGTCAGGACGCGGGATTGGTAAGTCGGCGCTAGTTAGCTGGCTTGTCATCTGGATGATGTCTACCCGAATCGGTGGGTCTGTGATTGTATCAGCTAACTCCGAAGCGCAGTTGCGGTCTGTTACTTGGGCCGAAATTACAAAATGGTTAGCTATGTCGTTGAATAGCCATTGGTTTGAGATAGCCGCTACGCGTATTATGCCCGCTAAATGGCTGACCGAAATCGTAGAGCGCGAATTGCGAAAGGGCACACGCTATTGGTCTGTTGAAGGCCGTCTTTGGTCGGAAGAAAACCCCGACGCGTATGCTGGTTTACACAATGAAGATGGCGTTATGCTGATATTCGACGAAGCAAGCGGTATTCCAGACAGCATCTGGTCGGTTAGTGATGGCTTCTTCACGGAGAATACGCCGCATCGCTTCCATCTGGCGTTCTCCAACCCGCGTCGCAACACGGGTTACTTCTACGAAACGTTTAACTCCAAGCGGGCGTTCTGGCGCACACGCAACATCGACGCGCGCACAGTCGAAGGAACCGACAAGAACGTCTATCAGCGCATCATCGACGAGTATGGGGCTGACAGCTACCAAGCCAATGTTGAAGTTTATGGACAGTTTCCAAGCGAAGGCGATGATCAGTTCATCGGTGTCAGCTTGGTCGATGACGCCATGCGGCGCCCCAAGCACAAAGACAACTCAGCGCCCATCGCAATCGGTGTTGATCCGGCACGCTTCGGCAGCGACGCGACCGTCATCGCCATCCGACAGGGGCGTGACATCGTCGAGATACGCCGCCTGCGCGGTGCGGACACGATGGAAGTCGTCGGGCACGTCATTGAGGCTATTGAAGAGTTCAACCCGGCCATCACCGTGATCGACGAAGGCGGGCTGGGCGCAGGCGTCGTAGATCGGCTAAAGGAGCAGCGGTACAAGATCAGGGGCGTCAACTTCGGCAATAAGGCCATGAAGCAACTCATGTACGGCAACAAGCGTGCGGAGATGTGGGGCGCGATGCGGGAATGGCTCAAAGATGCCCACCTGCCCAACGATAGGTTCCTGAAGTCGGACCTGATCGGGCCGCGCATCAAGCCTGACAGCAAGGGGACGATCTTCCTCGAAAGCAAGAAGGATATGAAGGCCCGCGGGCTGGCCTCACCGGACGCCGCAGACGCCATCGCGGTGACGTTCGCGTTCCCGCTGGCAAGCAGAGAAGCGCGCGTTGACAAGAAGCGCGTAGGGGCGTATTCTTCAGGTGGAATTGCTACATCTTGGATGGGGTCGTAATGCCCGATAAGAAAAAGTCCGTATCGCTGGCTGTTGGACGCGGTGAAAAACTGCCCGTGTCCAAAGGCGCGGGGCTGACTGCTAAGGGCCGTGCCAAGTATAACGCTGCTACAGGCTCCAAACTGAAGGCGCCAGCACCCAACCCGAAGACAAAAGCTGATGCAGGGCGCAAAGCGTCGTTCTGCGCACGCATGGGTGCTGTTGCTGCCAAGGCTAAGAACGGCGAACGTGCTAAAGCTAGTCTGAAAAGGTGGAAATGCTCATGAAACCGGGTCTATACGCCAACATTCACGCTAAAAAAGCCCGCATAAAGGCTGGATCAGGCGAAAAAATGCGCAAACCGGGCACCAAGGGGGCACCAACCGCTAAAGCGTTCCGCGATAGCGCCAAAACAGCTAAGAAAGGCAAGTAAATGGCTATGAAACCCAGTGGATTTAAGCCGATGCGGGGCAAAAGCCTCACGATGAAGATCGGCCCAGCCAAACCAATGCCTAAGCCAGCCAAACCGCTGTCTAAAACGGCGGCTGCACCGGCTAAACCAGCCAAGTACGGCATTGCCGCACCCGTCACACCCGGCAAACTAGCCCGTTCGCCTGAGAAGGACGATGTGTTGATGGCACGCCGCGGCCCCGACATCATCCGCACGACCGTGCGTGAGCGCACGACACCGGCTAAAAAGGGCAAATAACCATGCCTTTGGTAAAATCGACCAGCAAGCCCGCGTTTCGCAAGAACATAAAGGCTGAAGTAAAAGCTGGTAAACCCATCAAGCAAGCCGTAGCTATTGCCTATTCGGTCAAGCGCGAAGCTGCCAAGAAGGGCAAAAAGAAGTAAGCTATGCGATTTAAGCCTCTCAGCAACTGCATTCTGGTGGAACGCGACACGGCGGAACAGACCGGCAGCATCATCTTGCTTAGTCAAAAGCCGATGTACACTGGCGTCATCAAGGCTGCTGGCCCCGGAAAGAAGCTGACTAACGGTAATCTTGAGCCTATGGATGTCGAAGTAGGTGACCACATCATGTTCGGTGAGTATACTGGTCAGCCTGTAACCGTAGACGGCGTAGAGTATCTGATGATGCGCGCCAATGAAGCGATAGGTGTACTTTAATGGCCGATCCAACAGGCATCAACACGGCAGGTAAAGTCGCAAACGTAGGGTCTAACCCTGCGAAATCGTCGTCACGCGACGACGACAAGATGGCGACCATGCGCAGCCGCCTGACAATGGCGCAGGCTGCGTACTCAGACAGCCGCGAAGATGAACTGGACGATCTGCGCTTCATGGCAGGCAGCCCTGACAACCAGTGGCAGTGGCCAGCCGACGTGCTGGCGACCCGCGGTGCGGTGCAAGGCCAAACGATCAACGCGCGGCCCTGCCTGACCATCAACAAGCTGCCCCAACACGTGCGTCAGGTGACGAACGAGCAGCGTCAGAACCGCCCGAGCGGCAAGGTCATCCCCGCGGACGATAATGCTGACGTGCAGGTCGCAGAGGTGTTCAACGGCGTCGTGCGGCACATCGAGTACATGTCGGACGCCGACGTGGCTTACGACACAGCGTGCGACAATCAGGTCACGTACGGCGAAGGCTACATCCGCCTGCTGACCGAGTATTGCAACGAAGAGAGTTTCGATCAGGACATCCGCATTGGGCGCATTCGGAACGCGTTTAGCGTCTACATGGACCCGACGATCCAAGACCCGTGCGGTGCTGACGCTGAATGGTGCTTCATCACTGAAGACATCCTCAGAGACGAATATGAGCGCATGTTCCCAGACGCGTCGCCCATCTCGACGCTGTACAGCCAAGGCGTCGGCGATCAGGGCTTGTCGTCATGGATACAAGAAGACACGATCCGCATCGCGGAATACTTCTACTATGTCTATGAGCGCGCGACGCTGCACCTGTACCCTGACAACCAGACCGCGTTCGCTAACACGCCGCAAGACAAGCAGCTTATGGCCATGTTTGGCCGTCCCATCCGCAGCCGTGAGGTAGACCGCAAAAAGGTCATGTGGATGAAGACTAACGGCTTTGACGTGCTCGACGAGCGCGAATGGCCGGGCAAGTGGATACCTGTCGTCCGTGTGATCGGTAACGAATGGGAAGTTGAAGGCCGTCTGTTCATCTCCGGCCTTGTGCGCAACGCTAAAGACGCACAGCGCATGTACAACTATTGGACAAGCCAAGAGGCCGAGATGCTGGCCTTGGCCCCCAAGGCGCCGTTTATCGGCTATGGTGGGCAGTTCGAAGGCTATGAAATGCAGTGGAAGACTGCAAATACGACCAACTGGCCGTATTTGGAAGTCAATCCCGACGTAACGGATGGCGCTGGCAGTGTCTTGCCCCTCCCGCAGCGCGCTCCGCCACCGTTGCCTCAGACGGGCCTCATACAGGCCAAAATGGGGGCTGCTGACGATATTAAGGGCACCACAGGGCAGTATGACGCATCTTTGGGTGCGCAAGGCAATGAGCGGTCTGCAAAGGCCATTGTAGCCCGTGAAAAACAGGGCGATGTTGGTACGTACCATTACGTTGACAATCTGGCCCGTGCGATCCGTCACATCACACGCCAGATCGTCGATCTGATCCCGAAGATTTACGACACGCAGCGCATCGCCCGCATCATTGGCGTCGATGGCGAAGTTGAGATGGTCAAGTTTAACCCGATGCAGCCGGAACCCGTCAAGGAAGTCCGCGACATGCAGACGGGCGCGCTGATCGAAAAAATCTACAACCCCGGCGTCGGTACGTACGATGTGATGGTCACAACGGGTCCGGGCTACATGACCAAGCGTCAGGAAGCCCTCGACGCCATGAGCCAGATTTTGCAGTCCAACCCGCAGCTTTGGACGGTTGCAGGCGATCTGTTCATTAAGAACATGGATTGGCCCGGCGCGCAGGAAATGGCCGCACGGTTCAAGAAAATCCTTGACCCCAAGGTGCTGTCAGAAGGCGATCAGTCGCCTGAACTGATGCAGGCGCAGCAACAGATCGAAGCGATGACGCAGGAACTGAACCGCGTCACGCAGATCATGGAGAACATCCAAGACAGCGCCGAGCAGCAGAAGCTGTCGATTGATGAGTTTGAAGCGCAGGTTAAGGCGTACGACGCTGAAACCAAGCGCATCACGGCCATGCAGAACAGCATGACGCCGGAGCAAATTCAGGACATCGTGATGGGGACCATTGCAGCCGCGCTCGACACAGGCGATCTGATTGGTGAGGCACCTGAGATGCGCGAGATGCCTGAAATGGAAGCTCCAGAAGCACCTGAACAACCTGAAATGGCCCCTGAAGCCCCCGAAGCACCCGAAGGAATGATGTAATGAAAGCCGCTGAATTTGTAGGGATGTTTTTTCTGGCGCGCGATGTTACGCATTCGGTGCATCTGAACACGCGCAGCTATGCCAAGCACGTCGCGCTCAACGAATTTTACGACGCCATCGTCGATTTGGCGGATAAATTTGCAGAGGCATATCAAGGCAAATACGGCCTCATCGGCCCGATTGCGCTCATGTCAGCCAAAAAAACTAGCAATATCGTCGAATTTCTGCAAGATCAGGCTGACGAAATTGAAAAAGTGCGCTATGATGTTGTCGATAAGGAGTGCACGCCACTTCAGAATATCATCGACGAGATCATGGGTCAGTATTATTCGACGCTGTACAAACTGAAATTCTTGGCGTGAGGCTATTATGGAACTTTTGAACCCACTGAGTAAAACCGACTATCCGTCCTATTCGGTCGCCTATACGGGCACCGCAGGCAATACGACTGCATGGCTGCCCGGCCCGCAGGGCGTTGTGATCTGGTCGGATCAGGCTTGCTACGTCGAAGTCGGCGTTGGTGCTGTGGCGACAACCGCCAGCACACCGATCCCGCCGTTCACGCCTATTCCGTTTGCAGTTCCGCTGAACACAACCGGCGCTCCGTGGCGTGTTAGCGCCATTCAAGTTTCGACCGGTGGCACCGTGTACTGCAAACCGATCAATAAGAGTTAAGTTATGGGTTTTGCAGGTGCCCTTGCTAACGGTATCGCGCTCGGATTAGGAAGCATTATCAGCTTCTTGTCTGGATACGCAGACGCAACCGTGCAAAGTAATCTGCTGACTGAAAACGGTGACAACCTCGTCCAAGAGGACGGCGGTTTGTTGCTTTTGGAGTAGATAAATGGCTGACTTGAAAATCTCTCAACTTACAGCGGTTACTACTCCGCTGGCGCTCACAGAAGAACTGCCTGCGGTGCAAAGTTCTACGACCAAAAAGGTCACTGTGCAGCAAATGCTGACCGGCGTAATCGTGACGGAAAGCACCACTTCGCGCACACTGTCTGCAACGGATAACGGTAAAGTAATCTACTGCACAAACGGGTCGGCCACAACGATCACATGTGCTGCCGGTCTTGGCGCGGGCTTTAACGTCACCATCATTCAGGGCGGCGCGGGCAAAGTCACTGTCGCGGCTGGCGGTCAAACATTGGTATCATACTCATCGCTGTTCAGCACGATGGGGCAGTATGCAGTCATTTCTCTCATTTGCCCGGTCGCCAACACGTTTGTAGCGGCGGGTAATCTCGGAGTTTAATACATGTCGGTTAATCCATCCCCTATCGGCGGTTACGCAGGTCAGTTCTTCGACAACAACGGCGTAATCTTGTCGGGGGGTAAGATTTACACCTATGCGGCTGGTACGACCACACCGCAGGCGACGTACACGTCCGCTGCGGGCGTTACGCCGCACGCCAACCCAATCATATTGGACAGCGCCGGACGTGTACCGGGCGGCGAGATTTGGTTGACCGACGGCCTTGTTTACAAGTTTGTCATCGAGACCTCGACGGCCATCCTGATTGGCACGTACGACAACATCACGGGCGTCAACTCCAACTTCGTCAACTACACGATCCAAGAAGAAGTCATCACGGCCACCGCTGGTCAGACCGTGTTTAACTTGTCTACAATCAACTATACGCCGGGCACCAACTCGCTGTCAGTCTACATCGACGGCGTAAACCAGTACGTTGGCGACAGCTATTTGGAAACGGATAGCAACACCGTGACGTTTACGTCCGGCGTACACGTCGGCGGCGAAGTAAAGTTTACTACGGCGGTCCAAACCACCACAGGCGCGGTAAACGCCAGCATCGTAGTTTATGATCCTCCTTTTACAGGCGGCGTTTCTACCGATGTCGAAAATAAGCTCTCTCAGTTTGTTTCGATTAACGACTTCGGCGGTGTTGGCGACGGAACAACCGACGACACTGCTGCTGTTCAGGCCGCCGACGCTTGGGGCGCGCATACATACAGCCCTGAAGGCACTTACGACACAACGCTTGCATCGACCGCTATCACTGGCCCTTATTGGGGTTCAGGTCAAATCCGCGACACCAGCAACAACAAGCGCGGTCCTTGGTTCTCTGCAGTTACAGCAGCGCCTTCACCCCAAGGCAACGACGCTAGTATTGAGACCGCTTTTAACGGTGACTTAGCGCATACCCAAATTGCTATGGAGCACCGGATAACGGGCACTGCTACCCTTGGCCAACCAACCACAGGGTATAAATACACGCCAGAAGCATATCCTTATTATGGGTATCTCTATAATTCTTCCGGGTGGAACCAAGGCACGGCGACCAATGTTGGTCGAACCGCAGCGGCATTTTTCCGTGTTAAAGTGGATAATTACGGACAAGGCGATGCCGTCTGCTACAACGGCACCGCGTTTGTATCAGGAACACGCGCTGGCTCTACAAATTGGTTAGCCAATCCCGCCGCAAGCCTGTTTAATGGAGATATGACTGGCGGCGCAGATGGGGTCTATCTAAATCCGAGAGAATTGTCGTTGCAGGACAACGGATATGACGTTGCCTGCATAGGCGATGTTATAAATCTTATCCGCACAAACGACACCGGCGCAAAGTCTACCGTTTGGACTGGCTACCGCGTACAAAGCACGGGCGGGACGCCTGTTAACAACATCATGGCGGCAACTGGGTCGTTTAACACCGGCATTGATTTTTCAATGTCTGGTCTTGATTTCGGAACAAATAAAGCGGCCATTTCGCTTAAACGGAATGATCGCATTTATTTTAATAACGCAGCAACTGCATCTGGCAATTTAGACGCCGATTGGGCCACGACCGTTTTTAACGGCGACTATTTAACTTATAGTGACACAATCAGCGGTTTGATTTTTGTTTTGGGCGGGAGCGCACGGCTTCAAATTACCACTGCTCAAGTCACTGTCGATCAGGCTCGTCTTACCGCAACCAATCGAGTTCAGTTCACCGCGTTAGGTAACTATGCCAACGATGCTGCTGCTGCGGCTGGCGGCGTTAATGTCAACGAACTTTATCGCAACGGCTCTGTCGTGCAAATCCGCGTAGTATAAAGGTGATCTATGGATAATCTTAACACCGCATCTGACCGCATGGTTGAAGCCCAATCCAACGGAAATGTGCATTCGCTTCGCAATCCATCCTGCGTATTGCCGGATGCTATTGTCCAGCAATTTTTGCTTGATGTTATTGAGCAAACTTCTTTTCCGGGTAAACTTACCGAACATGTTTCGGCTGTAAAGCATATGCTTCGCACGGCTCAGATCGCAGGTTAAACTAATGATTACGCCAGCCTACTCCCCGACAGCAACTGAACGAGTTCTTCCAAGGCTGGCGCTTGATTTTACCACCGCGTCTTTGGACAGCCGAGTGACTGTTACGCGAGCAGCAAATACGGCTACGCGCATAAACTCTAGCGGAGCCGTTGAAGTCGTAAACGCTAATCTTCCGCGATTTGATTTTGATCCATCAACACTCGTGTGCAAGGGGTTGCTAATTGAAGAAGCCCGCACAAACAGCCTTACCAACAACACAATGGTAGGTACTGTAGCTGGCTCCCCCGGAACCGCGCCTACTGGTTGGTTTCCCACTTCTACCGGCGGCGTATTTACGCGCACTATTGTTGGCGTCGGCGTTGAAAACGGAATTGCGTACATTGATATTCGCTATCAAGCATCGGGTTCAGGAAACGCCAGCGTGCAACCTATAGGCGGTACTACAGTTGCCGCGTCTAATGGGCAGACTTGGACGTATTCTTCGTATGTAAAATTGGTAGGTGGAACCCTAACCAATGTCACCGTCAATGATACCTTAGGTGAAAATAGCGCCGCGGGCGCATTTTTGGCGGCTGGCGATAGCGCCAACTATGTACCTACGACGGCGTCTCTTATTTCACAGCGTCGAGCATACACACGCACAAATACAAACGCATCTACTGCATATGTATACTCTCGCACCAGAATTGCTTTTTCTGGGGCTGGCGACGTTACGTTGCGGTTTGGGCTTCCTCAGCTTGAACTCGGCGCTTTTGCTACGTCAGTTGTACAAACATCAACAGCCGCCGTAACACGCAATGCCGACGTTGTGACGATGACAGGCACAAACTTTAGCAGTTGGTTTAACGCTAGTGAAGGCGCGTTTAACCTTTGGGCAAATGTTTATGAAGACGCGTCTCGCACAATGCTAGAGTTAAGCAAAACGGGGTCAGGTTATGCCGAGCTTTTTGTTATGGCGCGTGAAGCCAGTTTAGATCGTTGGCAAACAGAAGCAGTGGCAGGCGGCGCAACTCAGTCTGTCTTAAATCCGTCTCCAAATACGTTTACCATTAACGCCAATCATAAATGCTCATTTGCGTACAAAAGTGCTAGTTATGCAGCAGCCGCCGACGGCACTACAGTGGCAACTTCAACTGGGTCCGTTCCAATCGGATTAGATCGCCTTTCCATAGGGCATGATCTTGTAGGTGGCGGAAACTTTATGAACGGCTATGTACAAAAGTTGCTTTATTGGCCGCAGCGTTTGATTAACGCTGAAGTGCAAGCATTTTCAAAGTAGGAATTAAACCATGAGCCTTACCAAAGCAACATATTCAATGATCGACGGATCACCACTGAACGTGCTTGACTATGGAGCAACTGGCGATGGTACGACCAACGACAGCACCGCTATTGTAGCTGCAATGACGGCTGCTTCGGCGGCCAAAAAAAGCGTATTTTTCCCCGCAGGAACATATCGCCTTCTTACTGCGATTGAACTTCTGTCCGACATATCGTTTGTTGGCGAACCGGGGAGCCAAATCTTTTTTGATCCGGCTATGACTGTTGGAACCGTAATTGGCGGGACGGCGCGGGCAATGTACGCCCAGAATAAAAGCAATATCACGTTTGAAAATTTGCGTTTTTACAGTTCGGCCACAAGCGTGACGAAGCCGATCACCATCTGCTTTGAAAATCAAACAACTCTTAACATTTACAACTGTCAATTTGATACGTTTGGCGACGCGACATATTACGCACAAGGAATTATCCTATACGGAAGTTCAAAAGTTCGCATTGAAAATAGCCGCTTTTTAGATTGTTCCGGTGATGGCGCCGCCTTTTCAAATAGCTGCAACAACCTTGTCGTAACTAACAGCGAGTTTAGCGACAATAGCGATTGGGGTCTTGCGCTTTCCATCGGGTGTTATGACGCTATCATCGAAGGCTGTCTGTTTAAGAACAACGTATCAACCGCAACTGGCGCTGATCGCTGCCGTAAGATTGCCTTTATAGGTAACACAATGGACACCAACGAACATGGCGTCCGCGTTGCTGAGTTTGCTAATACGGCTGAATATAACCAGCAGATTACCGTTGTTGGTAATAACATCACTAACGTCGGTGTTGCAGGCATATCTATTGAAAATCTATACAGCCCGTTTGGGCTAGTTAGTGTAAGCGGCAACACGATCACCGGGTCGTCTAACCAAGGTATCCGCGTCATCAACGCCGCGAACGTGTCGGTTATTGGAAATACTATTCATTCTTGCGCTGCCGACGCCATTCTTTTTGACGCGCTGGACGCTGGGTTTACGACAGGACTTTCTACTGTAATTGGAAACGCCATTGATACTTGCACATATGGTGTACATCAGATCGAAACTGCGGGAACAACTGCACCCATAACCGTTGTAGGCAACCGCATTTCAAACGCCAGCACAGCAGAGACCGCCGGCATATCATCAGCCGCTTTTGAACTGATTGATGGTAGCAAAAGCACTAGCTACATTAATTTTTCTAGGGCAATTAGTTTTCCGTCAGCTATTATATCGTCTAGCGCAACGGCGGGGGCAAATGCTGTTCCTGCAAACGCATACACGTTTTTGCCCGTCTACATTGACGGGGTTCAAAAAAAGATAGCTGTTTATAACGTATAAGGAGACGTAAAAATGAAAGTTGGCCAGATCGTTACGCTTATCGACGAGATCGACTGCATTGTTCCAGCCGGAACGTACGTTGTTTCTAAAGTCAATTCGGATGGCTCTTTTCATGTTGGCGGCAACACCGCCGTATGGCCACATAGAATTGAAAAATAACTAAGATTGCCAGCCTGCAACAAATGTTGTAGGTTGGCCGTTAACCGTACTGATGCGGAACATCAGGTGACTTGAAAGGGTCAAACCACATGGACGAAAACGTCCCTATTGCAGCGGAAGTGCCCGCGCCAGAACTGGAAGCCACGGCAGCAATCCAGCCTGAAGAAAACACGACGCCGGAAGAGCAGCCTGTCGAACAGGAAGCACCGAAGTCCTTCACACAAGAAGAACTTGATGCGATTGTTGGCAAGCGTCTCGCAAGAGAACAGCGCAAATGGGAGCGCGAGCAGGCCCAACGGCTCGAAGAGGCGAAGTCTCGTCAACAGGCACAGCCCGTTGCAGACATCACTCCAGAGCAGTTTGATACTTACGAAGATTACGCCGAAGCCTTGGCAGAGCGTAAAGCGGAAGAGTTGCTATATCAGCGGGAAACCAAGATGCAGCAACAGGCATTGCTCGAGCAGTATCATGACCGTGAAGAGACAGCGCGGGATAAATACGATGACTTCGATCAAGTCGCGTACAACCCCAACCTTCCCGTCACGGAATACATGGCCCAAAGCATCCAAGCCTCGGATATTGGCCCAGATGTCTTGTACTATCTAGGCTCAAACCCGAAGGAAGCAGATCGCATTGCCCGGATGTCGCCGATCTTGCAAGCTAAGGAAATCGGGAAGATCGAAGCCTCTATGGCTGCAAATCCGCCGGTTAGAAAAACTTCAACCGCCCCGGCACCGATTGCTCCTGTCACGCCACGTGCCAATGGCACACCCGCGTACGACACCACCGATCCTCGCTCGACTAAGTCGATGAGCACGTCGGAATGGATCGAAGCGGAACGGCTACGGCAGGTCAAGAAG